TATATCTTCATTAGTATTATAATCAAATAAAAAATCATCTAATATTTCTTTTGGAATATCATCCATATATTTTTTGTATGGTCTACTGCGGTTCACAAATTCTTTGTACACAGGCAGTGTCGGATCATCAGGATTTAGCGTAGCCATCAAATAATCGTTACGTGTTGATATTTCTCGGACAAATTCAATGTTAGCAGTGTTAACCTCATCTATGTAAACACAGCCGTATTGTCCACCTAGTGCAAGTTTCCACTTACTCATATCATCGTAGCCAAGGATATAGATGATTTTCCCCTCAAACTTGATATGTGGCAGCTTATTATCTTTATCACCGTTACCAAAATACTGTGCATTCTTGTGTATATCTAAAATACCGTTCTCTTGGTTGATGATATTCTTTTCAGCTACACCCGTCGTTTTCGCTGCGATGATGTGCAGCTTCTTTTTCGAACGACTGACCATTCGCATAAACTTGACGCCCACACCGACTGTCGTTTTTCCAGCAGCAGTGGTTCCTTCCAAAAAATCAGCATCCACATTATCTACTGTGTTGATAAAATCAATGTATTTTTGAGATAACGGAAATTTACTCATCTAAACCATCGCCACCAATCTGACTAATGATATCATCTAGTTTAGTTGATGCCACATTAGCGGATATTTCCTGTTTTTCGGTAAACAACGCATGACGCTTGCCTAACAATTCTGCCGCCTTTAATTTATCTTTAACACTCGGCTCTCTGTACGAAACACCATCTTCTGTCATCACTTCTTCTTTTTCATCACCGCGCATGACTCCAGTTAAATACTCTAATACTTCTTGTGCATTAGCGATTCTTCTGGATTGCAATTCTTCTAAACGTTCATCTACATATTGCTTAATGACAGGTTTTGACAAGTTTTCAGCACCAATTCTATTTGCAGTTTTCTTAGAGTACCCAGCCTTAATCGCTGCTTGAGTAGCATTACCGCTAATAATGTACTCATCAGCAAATCGTTTTTGTTTTTCAGTTAGCTTCATGCTACTCAGCTCCTTTCAGCATAATTAACACTTGCAGCAGGAATCGAACCTGCGCTAACAGTTTTGGAGACCGTTGTTCTACCACTAAACTATGCAAGCATAAAAACACCCCGGCACCGTCCATTATGCCGAGGATAAGAAAATCTTTAAATGACTGACTACTACCCGTGCATAATAGCCAATATTTACACGATACACGGTCGCTTGCCAACCCTGTTTCCGCAGAGTTGGACTTTAGCGTATTTCAAAAACTAGACTAGATAAGGGAACCTTCCTCCAATCTGTTTTTAAAATTATTTGTCTTAAATCAGAAGCGTGCTCACGTTTAAAGATTAACGAAGGAAGATGACACCTCCCTTCATTTTTTAATTTTGTGTGAGTAGCAAGCCTGCCTCTCATTTTCGACAATACCATCATACGCCATAAATCCGCCTTATTACCGCCAAAAAACCGCCAAAAAACCGCCAAAATTATCGATAAGCAATCAATTTGCCGTTCCTGTAAGCTTCAGCAAATTCCACCAAGGCAATACTTTTCATTCTTTCGATACTTCTTTCCGAATAGCCCATCTCCTGACTAATCTTGTAATTCGTATAAATTTCTTTTGAGCAAAAACTGTATAGAAGTACTTGTCTGCTAATCAAACTCAACGCTTTTAACGCTGAAACCATTGCATTAATCTCCACTTCTGCATCAGCTAACTGTACAATGGCGTCTTCAATTTTATTTCCATGCGTTGGAATTCGTGGCATATCACTGATAATCGGCGACTTAATATCAATGCTAGATCTTCCAACTATCCGTTCCAAGCGCCTGTAATTCTTCAGAGTCTTGCGTGCATTTGCCTTTGTTTTCTTAATATCAACTTCTCGCAGTAACATCAACCAAATCGCCCCTTTTATGATATAATTAAGTGTATTGTTAATTTAGTTCATAGCCGGAGCAATCTGGCTTTTTTGGTTTTATAATTCGTAATCCTGCACTATTTTATCTCCACTAGATATGCTCTGATATACATATAACCGCACTTTGTTTCTAAGCTGCCAATTGCTGAGTCTAATGTATTATATTTTTTAAACATCTTAATCTCTTCTTTGATTATTTCATCTTCGTTTTCGCTTGCGAAAAGCATTATTTTAACTTTAGACTTATCGAAATTTAATTCGTGTTTCTCCGTGCGCTCTATCGCAGATATCACGAAATTCGCAATCCATAATACAATAACCGATACGATTAAAATGATTATTAATATGTCCATGTTTAAATCTCCTCCGCTTGTTCGATTAATTTAATGATTTCTTCTGGTGTTTCCACTATTTCAAACTCCCTATTACTTGTATTCATGTATAAGTAGGTGCTAGCAGCCATTCGTTTGAAATTTTCTATTTTGTCTGCATTAAAATATCTTTCAAAATTTCTGTTTTTTCCTATCACTTCTGTTAGTTTAATAAATCTCATTGCTTTCACTCTCCTTGTAATACTCGCTATACCACTTCAAAAACTCTATGCGTGCTTTTCGTTTGTCATCGTATAGGTCGTATGGGTCAAGCGGATATTTTCCTTCTGTCCACATCCAACCGCTTTGCCATAATTTGTAGGTATAATCTTTGTGATTTAGATTTTCCGTATCGTCCATGTCAGGATACCGTTTCACACGCAAGTATATGAAATCCTCTGAGCCTTCATATAAATCTGTTCGCATAGCTGATTTTCTGGCTTCTTTATAATTTTCTGCAAATATGATTTCATTCCAAAAGAAATAATCATAATCTCTTGTGTTCTCAACTATCCATGCTTTCATTAATCTTCCACCACTTCCTTAATTCCATGCTGCTCAACAAATTTTAGAAACTTATCATTATCAATTTCCTCTTGTGTAAATTTTGTTATAAACTCGCCAAGCTCGCCTTTACTACTTAAATCATAATTAAAATCAGCGTGGTACGAACAACGTGTCACGTAACTTAAATCATCTTCTTTGTGTAGTTTGAGTTGATATTTCTTAGGCTTAGGCTCTATCAGCTCGGCTTCGTAATTTAGAAACTTATTACTAATTTCGAAATCACCACCTAATTCGTCATCAGATTCATCATAAAACGCCTTAA